ATGGAGTGGAAAGTCATCTCCGAAAACTGGGCCGTCGTGATGATGGCTCCGTTACCGTTTCTTGCCGCCCTGTGCTCCGGGATCGCGGTCGGCTGGATCGTGGTCGGGCTGATCTACAGCCAGAGGCTCGCTCATCAACAAGACCTCATTGCAAACTTACGGGCCGTTCTAGAGGACAAGATGCCGGCCCGAGTGCTCGGACCAGTTCTTCGCGCGAGGACCAAAAAAATGGTCATTGGACTTACTTTGATTTTTATTGGCCTCGGCGTCGCGTTGATCGGAGCCGTCTTCGCCACGTTCGGCGGCTCAGCCACGAAAGTGGCCGTGTTGCCGAGTCTCCCAGGTTCGAATGCTAACCAAATGCCGGTGGTCCCTCCGCCGCAGACGGCCCCGCCCGAAGTGGCGCCCGCAAAAACTGCAATAAAGGTAACCTACACCGAGCGTGACGTCAGAGAGATGCTTGACGCGTTGACCGACGCACACAGGCTGATTGAGGATGTAGTCTCGCCGTCATTCTTTCAACTGGAATCGCAGGTGGTCAACTGGCAAGGCGCGATACCCAATATGGGACCTAACGGTTTCGCGATTGCACTCAGCGCGAGACGCGAAAAAATCCAGACGGAAGTTTGGCCTCAGATAAATGACTTCGTCTATAAGACGCACGATCGCTACAAGGATCAGATGCGGTTTGCGCTAGCCTTGGACGAGGAAGCTGCAAAAGGTGAGGTTATCCGCGCTCTCGACGTCGCGATCGCCTCCGTAAAATTGATCCCCCCTAACGCTCCTCCAGAGACCTACAAGCTCGTCGAACGTGACTTTAAGGCTGTGGCAAACCTCTTCAATCCCGGCGTCTATAAGTGGATTGGCACCGCGCGGACGAGGATCGACGAGATGTCAAAGAACTTGCGCTCCACCGGGAAAACAGGTTTCGAAGATCAGTGGTTACCAGCGTCCGCGAGCTTGTCCCGATAGTTTTCAAGTTTCAGGTAGGCATTCGCTGCAAGAACACCGCGCCGGGCGAGATAAGCATCAATGATGCGCTGAGCCTTATCCACGGTCCAGGTTAGCGCCTCCGCGATCTCCGGTGCAGTCGCGCCGGCCTCAGCGAGCAAGGTGGCGGCGGTGCCCCGGTTATCGTGAAAGTTGAGATCGCCTGCGCCTACCGCGTCCGCATCCTCGCGCCAATGGTCGTTGAAGTAGCGCTTGGTGTAGGCCTTGCCGGTCGGCGTCAACATGACCAGCGCGCCAGCGCGGGGCAGGGCGTCGAGGTGAGCTTTCAACTCCCGCGTGGCGGGGATCCAAAGCATTTTGCTGGTCTTGCTTGATCGGATTTGTACCCGCGCCCCGTCGTAACGCGTCCAGGCAAACTTGCGGACGTCGCTAGCGCGCATGGCGGTATTTCGCACCAGGATCATTGCCGTTGCCATGGCTGCACGCGCGGTCTTGATGAACTGCTGCTGTAGCTCCTCCGACCACGTCTTATCGGCCCGGTCGCTCTTGTAGAGCCGGTGGAAGGTCGGGATAGGGTGGTGCTTGATCCGCCGCTGTTCTTTCGCGAACGAGAGCACGCGGCAGAGCGCCGACATGAGATTGTCGGCCGATCGGCGCGAAGTCTTGCCTAGCTCTTGATGCCAGGCGAGGGCGTCCGCCGCAAAAGAGTCAGCGTCATCTGCGTTGTTGAAGGTGTCCTCGGGGACGGTTCCCCATTGCTGCTCAATGCGCTTGAGCTTCCACGGGTACTGCTTCCGAGACTCTTCGCTCAGCGCGGCGAACGTGCTGGAGGAATCGAATAGGCGAATGAGATCGACGAGCGTCTTTTCGCTACGCCGACGGGTCCGCTTCTCTGCGTCCGCATAGGTCTCCGCAAGCCGGTCGGGGTCCAGGCGGATGCCGGTCGCTCGGTGGTAGAGGTAGATTTTGACCGTGCCGTCCGCCTGCCGCTTTGGGACGCGGTTGATGCCCTTGAGCTTAAGCGGCTTCGGCTTTACGCGCATTCTCGGCTTTCCAGCGCTGGTAGGGGGTCAGTTCCTGGGCTGATTCTGTCACAAGGCCCGATGCCCGGTCTAGGGCCACGTCAAGGGCTTTCCTGTCCCATCTGTTGGTCCCTGGGATCGCTGGCGGGACGATGCCCTTTTGCTGCCAACGATCGAACGCGGCGAGGCTGTTGCAGCCGCTGTATTCGGCCGCCTCTTGCTTCGTTAGCCCGCGCTTCGTCAAACCTTGCACTTCCGTCATCCACATTCGGTGTCTGACTTTGCCTATAGCGTTCTGATTCAGGGCTACGCAGGGAAAATGAGCCCGAGATGCAAAAAGGGCGCGGTGTGATCCGCGCCCTTTTTATTGGTTACCCTGGTGTACGCCTAACGCTGATCCAGAACCCGCTCGATTCCATATCTCTCTTTGAGCACGCGGGTCGCGCGTGCGCTTGGATCGCGCAGCAGGTGATCCGGGGCGCGACCGAGATAGTCCAGAAGGGAGTCGATCTCGGCGACGTCATCGGCCGGCAAGCCAGTCGGGTCCTGCTTATCGGACACCTTCGAAGAGCCTCTCTCCCGACAACCGGATGTAGTTCTTGAACTCCGTCTCGTTGTCGATCGCGGCCGCCGTCATCGCGTGGGCAATGACGCCGACACACGAATCCCGATCGGAGTCGCCGTTCTTGTAGGCGTCGAGAACGGTTTCGAGGAACTGGTCGAGCGCGACGTGGTCGGTTTTAGTTGGCTGGAATGCCATTCACTTCTCCTGTCATCAGTCGGATTGATCTTCCCTGACGAAACCAGCCGGCGATGGGTCTCCGGCTGGTTGTACTGACAGAGGAGAAGCGAGTAGCCCCGACTGGGCAGCTAGTCGCTACCTTGGCTATAGCGTTCGCGATCAGGATCACGCGCGGATTCTCAAAAAACTTTCAGGCCGCCGCCTTGTCCTCACTGCGGGCCGACTCCGGCCAGACGTCGTGACCGAACATCAGAAGCTCGCCGGCAACGTCGTCGAGCTGGACGGACATTTGGCGCAGCGCGGTCTGGTCAAGGTCCGGAAGGCCGTGGTCGCGGGCAAACTCCCGCGCGGTCGAAAGCAGGCGCCTTGCCAGGAGTTGGCGCTTCAAATCAAAAGTGATTTCAGAAGAAAACTTTGTCGTCATCAATTACCCCGTGCATGTGGTCATCAGCCGGATTGGTGATGTACGGAATCGAGATGCGCGATTTGCGAGTCGGCGGCAAGAGCGCGAAACCGGCATGTAAGCCGTTACTGATGACGCACGTTCAGGCTCAGCCAGCATGTCAATAGCCGACTTATTTATCTCGATCAGTCGCTACTTACAGAGTTTGCTCGCCGGTTCGATAGCAGCTTTTTCTTCGTTGTAAGGCCATCACCCGGGCAGTCCGCCCTTGACGATAGAACCGTTTTTGCCCCAGAACGGCAGGATTGGGGGCGAGAATTTAGGGCGTTAAAACCTTGCCGCGAGTGCGGCGCACAGGTGAGCACTGCTGCAGAAACTTGCCCTCATTGCGGGGTGAAGAGACCCGTAAAATCCGCGGCGTCTTCGGTTGGCTGTCTTGTTGTGATCGTGATTGTTGGAGTTATCGGCTTAGGTATCGCGCTCGCGCCAGGACCTACTCCGGAAGAGAAGGCAAAAAGAGACGCGGAGGAGGCATTGCAGAAAGCAAGCTTCTCGGCGGACTACGATACACTTCGCTTGGCCGGAGCAATGGCTGTGGCGTCCGGCGATGCCACCAAATTCGACATTAGCGGATGGAACAGCAGTCTGGACCTTTACCTTCCCAACCGGCTCGATCTTAAAGCCGCAGCGCTGGCGAACTACTACTGCAACCAGAACCTAAAGCTGAAATCGTCCAAGTGGAAAGTCCGGGTTTATTTCGTCGATGGCGCAGTTGGGGCGGAGTGCCGGCTCTTCTAGAACTAGCTGGCAGTGCACCTCAATCTATTCAACCTGCTCTCGCATGATCCGCCGAATCCCTTCGTAGGTCCATTGCGCGTCCTGCTGTAGCGGCCGGGTCATAGTGACGGCAGGGCCGATCTTGCCTGATACCCGGCCCAGATTGCGGGTGGCGTAGGTCGCCCAACCGTCGTCGCGTAGAGGAACGATCTTGATCTGGAATTGCCGACCCCGTTCCGGTGCCTCACCCCAGGCCCGGCGCATGATGTCTTTCAGAACCGCATTTTCGGTGACGCCACCGAAGGCGCCATGGATATGCAGCCGGCCATCCCAATCGCGATCGATGCAGAACCAATACGGCAGCTGAATGCCAGCCCGGGCGAGCTGCTTGTCAAAGGATCTCTTCAGGGACTCCAGGAAGCCCTTGGGATGAGTCAGGGCCTTCTCCCGCGCCTTTGTCGTCAAATTGAAGGTGAACGCATAGGCGGGCTTCTCTGCGATCTGGAGGGCCGCTGTCGCGGCCACGGCTTTGACTACGTCGCCGGTATGAGCCCAGACGGGGACGTTGTCGTTAGAGGACTTGGGTGCGCCTGTAGGGCGAGCAAGAGAGGGAGGAGTAAGGGTTGGAATAGAGGGTGTGGGGTGTGCAACTGAAATCTCTTCCGCCAGCATGTGTGCCGGAACGCGGAAAGCGGCTATTTTTTCGAGGATTTTCTTGTCTTTGAAGGTAGACTGGCGGACCCGCTGCGGGACTTTTTTCGACCGGTTTTGAGGCCGGTTGTCCTGCGGAGTGGCGCTGGTCGCGCTATATAGATGGTGAGCTTCGGACGTTCTCTTAAGCAACGGCACGTTCGGGTCCTCCAGAAAGCCATCCGGGTTCGCCGCCGGGTGGCTTTCGCATTTGGGGTTCAATCTCGCTTTATAGCGTTCACCTTCAGGGTTACGCGCTTTATCGCAGCACGCCGCCCGGTCGTCGCTGTGTGCGGAGTTCCTGGGCTATCAGGGTCTTGATTTGGTGCTGGGCTGCCTGGGCGATGTTCTCGCCCATCCGCTGATGGTCCTGCGCCGACTGGCCGGGAGAGCCCTGCACGGTGACAGCGATCGACGGCGCGATCACATGCGCGGGAGCAATCATGGGCGCCGCAGTGCTGCCGGTGCCGCCGACCAGTCCGCCATCGGCAAACCTGGGGACGCCACGGTTGATCTGCTCTAGCACGGCGCGATTTTTGGCCGTGGCGTCGGCGTTCACGACAAACTCGCCGTGGCTCAGCCTCGCCAGGATCGAATCCGAGCGGCCGGTGCCGGGACCAGAGACGGCGCCACCGTCGGCGAACATCGGGAAGCTCAAGCCGCCAGTGCCGGCGCCAAGTCCAGACGACATGACGGGCGATGAGCCAGAGCCCAGGCCGAACACGCTGCCGATGCCGGAAAGCAACGGCTTGATGATCAAGGCTTGGTTTGCCATCTGCAACAGGGAGCGCGCAAAGCTACTGGCGAATGATTGCAGCGACTGGGTCGCGTTCTTGGTGCCCATCTCGAAATCGGTCAGCGGGCCATTCAGCGAACTGCTGAAAGCATCTCCAACCCCCTTCAAGGCGTTGTTTACTCGGATCGCCGCTGCTTCAGTGGAAGCGAGCGCACGCGGAATGTCGTTTCCATAGACGCCACGTAGCTCTTGCGCGATCTGGACGTCCTCCGGCGACATGAGCGCGGTTTGCCGGCTGAAATCGATCTGGGATTGAACCTTGGTCTTCGCCAGCGCCTCAGCCGCTTCGCTCGCGCGGTTCTGTAGCTCCTTAAACTTGGCCGCCTGGTTGGCGGTCTCGCGGCCACCGTTCGCCTGCACGGCGGCGGTCTCCTGGGCCTCCGCCCGGAAGCGGGCCAGTGCTGCTTCACCCAGGCCTACCGCCTTGGTGTCGGCCTCTACTTGCTGGGTGTGCCGGCGTAGCGAATTGATCGCGGCGTCGACCTTGTCGTCCTGGTTGGTCGTCGGGGCTCCCGGCGCCTTCAACGTATCGCGGCGAACACCCGACTGGACATTGCTCACCTCCTGCATGGCGCGCTGTACGTTGGCCGGGTTCATCATGGCCGCCCGCAGCCTATTGGTGCCGTCCAGGCGCTGTGCGTCCAAGCCAGTCTCAATGCCGAGCGAGGCCGGGTCGGAATTCAGGCCCAGCGCGCCGGTCATCTCGGTCATGCGGGTCCAGATCGATGAGCTTCCCATGGCGGCGAAGGCGTCCGGGATCTGCTTGAGCACGCCATAGAGCTTGTCTGCCAGCCCGACAAGCTCGACAAACGTTTCGACCACAGAGACCCAGTTGTCTTTGAAGTTGATACCGAGCTGGGCCATGTCCTGCTGAACGGGCTTCCATTTGTCGGCGAGGATCTTCTGGGCTTCGTCCATCCGGTCGCGAAGCTGGATAGCGCGGCCGATGTCGTCTTGGCTGACGATCTCCGCCTTGGACATGGCGTCAGCTTTCTGAAGCATCTGGTCCAGGTAGCCGTTGTCCGCGCGCAACGCCGTCGCGACCGGCTCGCCGAACGCCTTGCCGGCGATATCGAGTGCAGCCAGCCGTTCGCCTTTCTGCATCGCCTGGTCGATCAGAGAGACGATTGCGCGAAGCTTGATCTCGGTGTTCGTCGACCGCGCAAACTGGCCAACCCCGGCGTTGCCCGCGAAGTTCTCGGCCTTCAAGAGAGTGTCGATCCGCTGTTGAAGATCGCTACCTCCAAGTTGCTCAGTCGAGGCTTTGTTGAAGTGCTGTAGGGCCTCGGTGACCTGATCGATGGACAGCACAGCATTGGGCGCGCTCTTGGTGAAGCGCTGAAAGAAGTCGGTTCCAACTCCGCTCGAGCCGGCCTTAGCTGCAATCGCGTTGAAGGCTTCGATCTGCTGGCCTGCCAGCTCAACGCTCTTCTTTAGGAATTCGAACGTATCGACGACGGCGGCAATACCAAGCGCGATCGGTCGGAGGGCGGTAAGCAGTCGCCCGAAAGCGAGCGTTGCCGTGCCGGCCGCGCCCTGGGACGCGAGAAACCCGGCTGACATTTTGATGGTCGTCGCCGTGACTGCACGCGCTGCGTTCGCCGCGAGTACGGAGGTTTCATTCATCTGGCTCTTGAAGGTGTCGAGCCCGGTGACTTTGATCGGGATATTAAGAGCGGGCGCCATCGGGCTTTCCTACGTAAAGAGCCATGAGGAGGCCGGCGGCGGCGGCGGCGTTGGCAGCGATGGGCCCGCCCCGAACATGCTGATCTAGAAGCTTGTCGGCGTCACGTTCCGGCACGCCGGTGCCGATCAAACCGAGTTCCAGGAGGCGTTCGATGTCGTCGATCGAATAGGCGCCGGTCTCAAATCCAAGCAGGAGCGACGCCGCCGGCTTCCCATTGATGCCGCGGTAGCTCAGCACGCGGCGGACCCACGGGTGATTGAGATTCAGGTTATAGGTTCGCTCGCCCCAGGTGATCGTTCGGGCGCACGGGTCAACTTCACTCATTTCAGTACCTCACTAACTGCATCATTGATGGCTTCCTGGATGTCGTCTTTCATCGCCCGGTAGGTCGGCCAGAAAAACGGTCGCGCCGGTTGGTGCGAGGTGCCGTACTCAAAAGCCTCGCTGTAATCGTATGGCTTGCCGCTTCCTTCGCGGACTTCCTTGGTCGTCATGTCGCCGCCGGCCTGCACGATGTATTCGAGATCATTGGCGCCGGGAGCGACGGTGCAGGACGCCTCCAAGGCGCCGGACTCCGGCGACTCCTCAAGGGAACGCAATGCTTCGCGCTGGGCATCCGATAGACGGAATGCTTGCTCCCGCAGAACGTCCGATAGATGCTCGGTCAGCTTGTCTGGCAACGATGCGAGATAGGTTTCGAGGTCGTCCGCCATCAGAGCACCAGCATGTCGGCAGTGATCTCGGGGTTATCGAGGAACGAACCGCCTTCGCCGGCAGCGGCGCGCGAAACAGCCATCCATGCCGCGCTGACACCGTCGATCCGGTCGGTCGATTTGGTCTTGTGGATGACCCGGTTCGAATTCGTGTCGGTGTGGATAGCGACGTTTGAGAAATTCCAGCGCAAGATCGGGTGTCCGCCGTGGCGAAAGTTGCCGCCGATGATCGCGGCCTCAAGAATGTTGAGGGCCGGCGACTGCGTTGCCCACCCTTGCCGGATAGTGACGACCGGAAAGCCTTCCTCAACTAGCGGTGCAATCACGGCTTGCGCATAGGTGACGTCAAACCCGACTTCCTGGATCTGATACCGTTCTGCAAGCGCCCTGATGTGGTCAGCGACGGCACCATTGTCTATCGTGTTACCTGGGGTGGCAGTCAGGAAGCCATCGCGGCTCCACTGCTCATAGTTCACACCGTCAACGTCGCCGCGCCGGAGGATATCCGCCTCGGGGCAAAAGAAGTGCGGAAGCACAGTATACGTGTCGCCGTCTTTGAAGCAGGCCGCCACCGCGGACAAGTCGGTTGTTTTCGACATATCGACACCAATCCAGCACGGCGCACCGCGCAAGGCCTCATAGCCGATCGGGGCCGCGCCGCGATCATAGGTCGCCATGTCCACAAACGGGCTGGTCGAATGGGCCTGCCAGACGTTGAGCTTATATTGGAGCAATCGGGCACGCTCGGACGGGCTGTCCTTTGCGCGCGCCACATGCTTACGGAAACCGGCAATCGAAGGATAGCCGTGGGCGCTGCCTGGATTGACGCGCTTCCAAAGCTCTTCGTCGGCATAGTCGCAATCGGCCGGCGCCTCGAATAGGACCGGCAACCAGGTCGGATCGACGATCTCGCCCCGCGCGATCTTGCGGGCGCGTTCGATCACTTCCCAGGCCTTGCTATCGTCCCCACGGCCGGCCGTCGTCGCGACCACAAGCAAGCCGTTATCGATCTTGTCCAGGCCGTTGGTTAGGACAGTCCAGAGACCGTCACCGCGCCACACATGAAGTTCGTCGGCGAGCACGAAGCTAGGGGTCCGGCCTTCTTTGCTCGGTGCATCTGCCGAGATCACTTCCAGCTCGGTCCCATCGTGGGGATAGGCGATCTTTTTGGCGCTGTTGAAGGCGTCGTAGACCTTCGTTACCGGGACAAGGTGCTTGGTATCCGCCTGGACGATGCCGCGCGCTTCCTTGAACGCAATGCCGGCTTGGCTGCGGTCGCTGGCGGCAAAGATCACCTCGCCGCCGGGCACGCGCTCGGGGCCGATCGTGTGAAGCAGCGCCAGCGCGGCGGATAGGCTGGTCTTGCGGTTGCCGCGGGGGACCAGGATCACAACGATGCTGACAATTCGGTTGCCGGCGTCGTCGCGGGGTCCATAGATGCCGCGGACGATACGTTCCTGCCACGGGTCGAGCTGGAATTGCTTCCGGGCGAGGGTCGATTTGGGATGCTTAAGCCGCCGGAGAAATTCGACCGCGCGCTCGCCATAGCCGAACGGGTCGGGAATGGGCGTGTCGTCGAAGATCCAATGCGGATAGGTGTCCTTAGAGGGCGAGCGGGTTTTCATCGTCGCCTTCGTTGTCGTTGTCGCGCACAGCCGGACGCGATCGGGAGACGGGCGTGAGACCCAGCTCAGCGGCGAGTTGGCGCGCGGTCACCATGCTCTTGTCCTGAGCGCGGAGGAGCTTTAGGTCGATCTCGGTTCGCAGGAGCCCTTCCAACTGGCGAACCCTGCCCATGGCTACGCAATAGCTCTCCAATGAGCCTAGGTCCGCGATGGTTAGGATGCGGCGCTTGGCGAGCTCGGGCATGACGCGGCGCCATTCGGCCTTCGCCGCTTTTCCTAACCAGGAAGGCGGTTTGGTCGTTGCATCGAGGGACGCGGCGTCGGCGGTAAGCTCTGGTTTGCGGCCTCTCATGCCGCAAGCCTCTCGACAAACGCATATGTGCTTGGCAAGTATGAACCATGAAGACTCCCAAGTGGCTTCTTGGTACAGCGATTGCTCTTGGCTTGATGCTTGTCGTTGTAGGCATTCTCGCTTTCGCTCACGCCTATGCGCATATCGCCGAAGATGCGCGATGTTTTGCGACCTTCCGCTCCGCGCAATGGCCAAAATGGATCGGTTGCGCCATGGGTGCGCACGAAAATTTGGCCGGCGGGTTGATCGGTCTTGGCGGCGCTATATTTGCCGCTTGGCTCGCATATTCCGGCGCCCAGGACCAACTCCGCTCCATGCATTCCCAGGCCCGCGAATCGGCGCGCCTGCGCAATGAGGAGAAGCTGAACGAAACCGATTCTGCTATCGCGGCACTCAAGCTTGCAAAGGCATATCTTGAGGATGTGGCTGCTAAGTTTCCGCCGGAGAGTTCCGATGAAGCTTACATTGAATTCGATTTCGAACATCGACTGAAGGAGCTGTATCATAAGGCTCGCATTTATCTCAGCGAGTCTGCGGCAAGCGCCCCGCACGGCTTCGGACGAACTATAACTACCCTCATGTGGCGATTGGAAAGGCTGGGCGAGACGCTGGCCGCGCGCCCGCCGGGGCAGCTTCGTTCTGCTGGTCTGCAAGATGAAATTAGACTGACCGTGGAAGCCATTCGGAGGCTTTCGAAGGAGATCAGTAACTTCCTGCCTTCGCTGGAAAGTCAGCGTAAAAATCTGGCGGCTCAGGAGAGAAATCTGACCGTCAATTAGGGCACTTGCACGCTTCGGGGTCACGTGGAAGCACCTGTGTGCTCACAGGTCAGGTCCAGGCCAACGCGCCGGCCGATCTCGCTAACTGCGATAATCTGGAATTGCTGGCCCTGATAGGTGACGCGGTTTTCCAGCGTCACGCCGTCCAGGTAGCGCGTGCGGAAGGTCAAGACAGCATTGGTGATGGCGCCGCGCTGCCCTTCCTGTGTGTCGGTGGCATTCTTCAGGAGCTTGGCGCGCATGGAAGCGACCAGCGTCCAGGTCTCCACTGGCGTGCCATAGAGGTCTAGGCCGGTGGTGCGGCGCTGAATCTCAATGACGCGATCGAGGTTGCCGGCCCTCATGCCGCCCTCGCTGTCATGATGCCGGCGACGGTGACAATGCCGTGGCTGAATGAGGCATGCGGGTCGCGGAGGTAGCGCGTCTGCGTTACCATGAGGTCGTGGCAGGTGAAGTGATCGAGGACCAGGACGCCGCTGACCTGGGCGTCAACGCGCAAGGCCTCAACGATGGCGCTCACGGCCTGCTTACACTGGACCAAGCCCGGCTCTTGGAACCAGACGTGCAGCGTGGCGTGCGTCGTCGCGTCCCAGCGCCGGAACAGGGTCTGTCCCTCCCCAAGCTGTACGCACGACATGCGCTCTGGCCGGCCGTTTGCGTCAATGATCGCGTCGGGATCGACCAGAGCCAGAAGCTCAGCACTCGCCAATAGGCGCTGCCGAATGGCCTTTTGCAGGTCCAGCGAGGGGTCAAAAGCGGTCATTTCAGAAGGCAAATGCGCGGTAAGAGGCGAGCAAATCGAGGAAACCGAATGGCAGCGCGGTCGCGGTGACGCCAATCAAGGTTGCCTCTCGGTTCTCGTAAAGGTGCGCGGTCAATTGCAGCACCGCCTCGTTAACCGGGGCCGGTGTGCCGTTTGCGTCGGGATCGGACGCCGTATAGGCGCCAATCCAGGCCTTCGCCGCGGCGAGCTTGTCCGACAACAAGGCGTCGTCGGCGTCGATCGTGACGTTGAGATGGGCTTTGGCCTGCTCCAGGGTGATACCAGGCATGGTCAAAAAATCTCCAATTGGGTGGTCTCTTGCGTCGAGGGAATGGACCGGTCGCGGCGGTCGTTTGCGATGTTTTCACCCACCCCCGGGGTATGTCTCGCCGAGAAGCGAACACGACGCCGCCGTGTGCGCTCTGGCATCGGCTGATCGTTCTTCGCTGCCTCTGCGATCAAGGGCAGTGCATGCTTGCGCACCTTGCTGGGATCTAGCTCTGCCAGACTGCAAACGTCCTCAAAGTCGCTGTTCGGCTCAGTGAGCCATTCGCGCGTACGCATCTGGTCGAGGCGGGCTGATCGCCGCTTGGTCGAGAGTGGTTGCGCTGCATCCGTGATCGCTTGGTGGATGACGGCGCGCCAAAGTGCCTTGTCGCTCATTGCCGGCATTCCTCCGATTGTTTGCGGCTGGCATGGCAGGGCGAACTTGCGAGCGGCTGCCAATTGGATCGCGACCAGAACAGCTTCTTGTCGCCGCGATGGGGTGTTTTGTGATCGACGCAATCGGCAAGCCGACCACAGCCACATGCACAGAAACGGTTCTCTGGCAGTGCGAGGAACGCCTTGCTTTCGCGGCGCCACTTGCTGTCGTAGCCGCGATCGTTGGCGTTCGGCCGGCGCCGATCGCTTTCAGCCTTGCGCTTGATCTGGCAGGCGCACAGCTCGCCAGCCCAGACGACCTTGCCGCAGCTGCAAACACGACGGGGTTTGAAGGACATTAGCCTCGCCTCACATGGTTGGTAAGGTCGCCGATGGCGTTGAGGTCGTCCTTGATGCTGGTAACGTCGGCAGTGCTGGCCGATTGCTCTTTGCTGCCGAACAGGGCCTTAAGCATTTCCATGCGGCCCTTCTGAGCGTTGAGGATCTCGGCAGGTGTGGCGTCCCAAACGTCCTCGGGCGCCCAGCCAAGCCAGCCGGTGCCGATCTGGAAGAGATTTGTAAAGTATTCGTCGAACGGCATAGGCGTGCCGGTATCTGCCTCGCCGTTAGGCTTATCGTCGGCGCCAGCGAGCAGCATGACGAATTCGATCAGATCGCCAGTTGTGGCCAAGAGATCGCGCACGACGACGCCATTGGTCGGAAGCGCGTACTCGCCCCAGGCCTTAGCATTGACGATGGTCGCGCTGATGATGTCGAGGGCGGTGGTCAGACTACCTTCCGCGAGATAACGCGAAAGGTTGTGGAAGCCGTCATATTTTTCGTAGAGGACCCACGCGGCGCGCAGCGACGGCCTTAGCTCGGCGTTGAAGTCGCCGAGCGTGAGCCTGAATGTATTCGCTGCGAGCCGCATGTTCATGTCCTCTTAGGTCGCCGAAACCTTGAGCTTCACGAACCGGTCGGGGTTCGTGATCGAGCCGCCGACGCGCTTGCGCGAGTGGAAACGGGTCTGGCCCTTGGTCGCCATGCTGTAGGGATCGCGAAGCACCTGGAACGAGATGCGGTCGACGATGCGATAACCGGACAGGTCACCGAACAGGACGGGGAACTTGTTCGCACCGATATCGTCCATGTCCGGCGCCTCAACGATCGGACGGCCGAGCAGCGTCGGCGCGCCACCATTGGCGAGGTCGTCGATCAGGAGGTAACGGCCCATGCCGTCCTTGAAGAGACGGATGGCCGCGATCGTGTTGCGGTTCATCAGCCACGCGCCGCGCTGTGCCCAGAGAGTCGGGATTGCGTGGAACATGCCAATGAGTACGTCGGCCGGCGTTGAGCTTGGGAAGTTGGCAGCGGCGCCGGTGATGATCTGGTTGATGCCGCTGGCGGTCATCAGGCCGGCTGGCTGAGTGGTGCCGTTGCCCTTCACGAATGCGGTGCCTTCCGCGATGCCGAACGATTCCGCCGTATCGGAAGCCAGCTCGCCTTCGAGATTGTAGGCGTTGTCCTCCAGGAGCTGATTGGACACATCGGTATAGGTCGCCGCTTCGAAAGGTGTGATGTTCACGCCTTCGTAAGTCGGATCGCTTGAGGTGCGGTCGGCGGTGTCGGCCACCCAGGTCGCGGCGGTCGAGCCGGTGCGACGCGGATACTGGACCTGTGCAGAGCCAACCGTCACGACGCGCGCATACTGGCGAATGGGCGAGAACTGGCGCAGGAGCTTAAGCACTTCCGCGCCGAATTCCGGCGGCGTGAGTACGGTATTGCCGGCGGCGCCCAGCGACTTCTTTTCGATCTCGCTGAGACTGTCGGGACCGTGGCGAAGGAAGGTCTCGAACGACTTGGTCTCGACTTCCGCGCCAGCGCCGTGGCCTTGGCGGTTGAGCTTGGCTTCGAGCCGGTCGAGACGTTCGGCCGACTTGGTCTCGATTGCCTTGATGCGATCTTCGAACGTGCCCTGGAAGCCTTCGAGAGCTTTGGTCACGATCGCGGCCGGGTCGTCGTTACCGGCGCCGGTATCTTTCAGTTCGATGGGGGAAACATGCTTCATTGGAGTGGGACTTTGCCTTTCAGAGGTTGAGGTCAGTTGGTTGACGCCGCCGTGAAGCGTCGAATGACTGCGGCCACCGCTTCCGCGGTGTCGTATGATTTTGCGGCGGTGATACGCGCGCGGGGATGGGCGGGGTTGCGAACGACGCTGATTTCAAACAAATCGAGCGCGGCAATCACCCTGTTGCGTCCCTGTTGGGTTGAGGACTTGGTTTTGAAGCCAATCGACAAACCGGAGACCAAGCCGCTCTTGACCATGCCGAGCACGGTGCGGGCGCGCGGCTGATCCATGTGGAGCTTGCCCTTCACTACCAAGCCGTCATTGGTCTCCGCAGCATCGGTCCAGGTGCCGATCAGGTCGGCCGGATTGTGCTGGAACAGGATGGGAAGCTCGTTCGAGACGAAGTTGAACGCACCTTTGACGATCAGGTCGCCGGTCGTGTCTGGCTCGCCGAACGGCCAAGCGGTGCCGACGATCTCGCCGGCATCGGTGACGCTGAGCGTTGCTTTGATCTCAAGGCGATCGACGCTCACAGCGACACCCAAACGGCGGGCGAGGTAGCGCCGGTGAGATTGAAGCGGAGCAGGCAAAGGCCAATCTGGAAGTCGCCGTTGCCCGGGGCCGTATAGGTCACGTAGGCTTCGCCGCTCCGATCGACGTTCATCCATGTGGTGCCGTTGTCAGGGGACATTTGGAGCGCGACGGTTCCTCCGCCGAAAGCGCCCCAGGCGGCGACTGATCCGACGCCGCCAGACCAACGCACTGGGGTGGTGGCGCCGTTTGCGGTGAGATTAACTTGCAATTGCTTTGTCTCCATGAGGATTGCCGAGAAGCGTCCGCTCCAAAATTTTGGCCGCAAGCTCATACGTTTCGACCAGCGGTCGGCCGTCGACATAGGCCGCGTTCAATTCGGCCGCGCGCTTGGGTGCGGTGCCGGCGCCGATCAATGCGAGGCGGATGGTTTCATTGATGTCGGCCTGGGCGAAGTTGCGCGCAAACACGCGATTGCAGAGCGCGCCGATGGGGCCGCACTTGGTCTCAAGCTCGCGCACCAATTCAGGCGTGAGCTTGAACGCGTGATCGCCGTCGCCAAAGAAGGTTGTGTATGGGCTCATCATCACTGCTCGAACGCCGTCTCAATCGAGCCGTTGCTGTCGGCGTAGACGCTGATGTCTTCCACGTCCGACCAGACTTCGACCGGGGTAGTGCCGACCAGGCACTCGCCGTAGATCAGCGGGACTGCGTTACCTTGCTGGCCCGAATTGCCGATGTTGCCGCCGTTGACGTTGAGGCCATCGGAGGCCTGGGTTTGCTGGCCGGCAGGCTTGGTGAGCAGCTTAGAGGCGCCCGATAGTGCGAGGAGGTCGGCGATGCCGAGATTGAAGCCGTTGACCAGCTCAAGATCGAGCTGCATCCCGTTCCGCTTGTCGCCGCGGACGACTTTGTAATAGCCGTCCTCTAGTGCCTTCACGAAGCGACCAGGAAAAGCGCAGTTGAGCGCGCGCAAGGCCTCGCCGGCGGTCGCTACGTCAAAGCGATGGGACTGGCCGAACTCTTTGCCGAGCTTTCCGTGCAGATGGACCGTGCGAAGCATTAGGCGGCCTCTTGATTGCTGTTGTCGTTGCCGGCGTTCAACGCGCCGCCTGCATGTGCAGATGAAGTATTCGGGTTCTCGAATTTGTCGCCGCCCTGGTAAGCAGGCAGTCCAAACCCGATCGACCGGGCTTCGTTGGGATTGAGGATGCGCGCCGCGACCGCGACGGAAAGCGCCTGGGCTCGCGCGAGCAGATCAGCGCGGGCAAAGGCGTCCAGATTGAATTCGATGCAAAACTGGTCGCGCTCTTCTTTCGCCAAGAGCTTCAATTCGAGCGACTGTTCCCAGGCCTTGAGCCAGGGCAGCAATGTCATCGAAATGAATTCTTGGCCCAGGCTTTCGATGCTGCGCGGTGTGGCGCGGTCGGTGTCCATCAGCATGTGCGCCGGGACGCGAAAGATTCTTGCCACCTCTCGGATGGCAAATTGCCTCATCTCCAAAAACTGGGCATCCACCGAGGTCAGGGCGAGCGCCTGCCAGTTCACGTCACCCGGCAGGATCGCGGTAGCGCCACTGTTGGAGCCGCCGTGCGCGGCTTGCCAAGCTGCCCGCACCTTCGCGATGGCGTCCGGTGTCATGTTGCTTTTGAGCGAGAGCACGCCAGACGGACGGGCGCCGGTGCCGAACAGACGTGCCGCATATTGCTCCAGGACCATGCACAGCGCGATGGCCTCGCGGGCCTCGCCGACAAGGCCGCGCGACGGGCGATAGGCCGGGGTATGAAGGTGGATGAGATCGGCGGCGGGAATTTCGCGGGCCGGGTTCTTGCCGTCTGCCTTGATGGCGTAGGCCGGTTCGTAATTGGAGTAGTCCACGACGATCGACGAAAGCGCCGGGTCGAGCCGGATCAGCTCATAGGGCTTGCCGTCAACGCGTACGATTTGCGCAAAGCCCCCGTAGGGCTGGAGCAGCGCGTCGGCCGTTACCTGGGACCGGAATAGCGAGGCCGGGGTCCAGGCGTTCGGGGCATCGCCCAGGAGCCGATAGAGGGGATGGTCCGTCGCCGGCTCTTTGCCGCCATCGGGAAGCCGCCGGTAGATTCGCAAGGGGAGCTGGCCGACTGCTTCGGAGATGGACCGCACGGCGCACGCGACGGGCGCGCACGACATTGCGCTGAAAGGAGTTACGGACGCGCCGGCTACAGTCTGCCCAGCGCCGAACAGCGACAACAGGAAGTCGTCGGGCTCAGCGAGGCTGGCCTTGGTCTCGATACCGAGAAGAGATTTGAAGCGGGTCGCGATAGACAAATGAGCACAAGAGGTTGGCTCGCTGGTCAGGCGAGCGAAGAAAATTTCTCTGTACTGTGCATTTGTTTCGGAGCGTTGCCCGAATACGTAATATTATTGCGCAATTTTATTGCGTAAACAACCCTACAATAGTACCATTTTTGATATTTGCAGTTGCTGTCAGGGTTCCATAAGTTGTGGTCCGATGGGTCTCGCGGAGGGGAGATGTTGTTTCGTGTGGTTTTGTTTCTGGCCGCGGTGACGCTAGGGCCGCAATATGCAAATGCGGCCTCAAAGACGGCGGCGCCAAAGCCCAGCGATGAATTGCTCTCGCAGGTGGTGACGGATCTGAATATGGCACTGTTGCGGCCAGATGCGTCATGCGACCCGCTCTATCCCGCGGCGGTGAAAATCAATTCGAGCTACCTGCTTTTTAAGCGTGAGATTACGCGGTGGGAGAATGATTTTGCGATGCTCGCGATCGCTGGCGGGAATGCTGACGCCTCGGGCCTCGGGCAATTTCGGCTGGCGATTGCAGATCTCGCGCTTAAACGACGGTGCCTTGATATCGCGGATCAAGAATACCGGCAGGTGCTAACGGTGTACGCCGGCGTGCGGTATGTCGCGCTTCGCGATCGCGCGAAAGTTGGAATCGAGGATGTCCGAGATGCACGCCGTGGAGACCCGCGGGTTACCAAAAACCCCAAGCTTGATCAGATCGAGGAGGAGGCATACCGCGGGTTTGGTCAGGTTAGGCGGCCTTAAATGCGGTTTGCAGCCGAAGTCAAAAGCGCAATGTATCCAGTAGGGAGAAAATCCCTCGGTTTGCAAAATTAGCGAGCCAAAACAGTCATCAACGCTCGCCTGGGAGACTAGGGGGTCGGAGGTTCAAATCCTCTCACGCCGATCAATCAGATCAAAGACTTAGCCGAAAGCGTTTTTTCTCGAAATCTTTCGAAACGCCACTGAGTCGCCATCGCGAAAATGGTCCTAGTTCGGTAGTGGCGCGGCGCCGTAGGCGGAGAGGCATCATCGGCTCGATTGATCGCCCAGCATCTAGTCTGGCTCATCGGAGTCTAGTGACACGCCATATTTGCTCGCTCGGATTGCATTTAGCTTGGACATATTCGCTATTCGCCTCAGAGCCTCCTTGACCTTCGCCGCGATCCGCTTTGCATCGTCACTTATGCCTCCGACCTTGCCCAATTCCAGAGGCGCATAAATGTAGCTTCTCAGCTCTTCGCCAGAGCTGTCTTTGAATAATTGTTCAAATCGTTCCACGGGTACCGCCGCCAACAAGGCCAGCTTCTCGCGCTTCAAGCTTTCCACCGTGCGCAAGGCATTCTCGAAATCGAGGGTCGGCTGCGCTACCCGTCGTCGCTCTTGGATAACTTTGAGGATGCGCTCGTTCTTCACCCCGCGATGGAAAGGGTCGTCGGATGTCCAAAACTCCGAGCTGCCGTTTGCCGACGCGTAGTCGATCAAGTTGGCCGCGTCGCTATCGCGCCCAATTTCCTCAAGTATCGAAATAGCTGCATCGAGGTTTGGACGCGATACTACCGCGAAATTGTCTTTGATCCCATGAACGATGCTCGCGGATACTTCGTCTTCGTTATCCTTGAAGCTATCGTGGAATGGACGCCAGCACTGTTCAAACGCTTCCATCTGTTTCCGCTGACCTAAGCCATTTTCGACTTCTTTCGCCCTCGACAATATCTCGTCAGCCTCCAAGAGGCTCGTTTCAACGAAATTCAGGAGCGCATTATCAAGATCGTCCATCATTCCCCAACCGTAACCGTCGAGAACTACGTCCCAACGCTCACGTTCTGGGTCGTCACTAGCGTGCTCTTCGTCTTGGAATTCACCGCGCCCCATAGTGTACCGCTCGAACTGTCCACGCATGAGGTAAGAACTCGGCGGCGGTGCGGCTCCGGCATCCAGCTTGCGCCACCCAAACATGACCATCGAGTGAACAATCTGACGCACAATGTCAGGCGAGCATTGGCTGAGAATTTGTTCGTCGAGCATCCGTATTAGACGCTCGATTTTCTTGATAACGCGAATATTCGAGATGTTCAGCCTCTCGCAGTGTTCTCGAATGAGGCTGGATAGATCGTCACTATCAGTGATCGCGATACCAAGTGCCTCTTCACTGGTCGGGGCAAGCACGAGTTGCGTATCAATGACTTTCTCAAAGTAATCATCGAACTGCTTCTGTCCGGCATCGTCCAGTTGCGCCCGATTGAGCAGAAACACAGCTTTACACGCTCGCTGTTCGCGCAGGTAAGAGATTAGACCAAAGACATCTTTCACCGAAATCGAGCCGCGCCTCTCAAGATCATCGACGCAAACGATTTGATTGCGGATCGCTGAGAATAGAAGCGGCTGCGCCTTCGATAATGCGCCACCCAGATAAGGAACGGGGAGGGCAGAGAGAGCGCCCGCCAGCTTCTTTCCGCCTTTAAAAGCCGCATTACCTCCTGAGAGAAATCGTTCAAGACTTGTGCTGCCTTCCGGTAGCAGAAATTCTAAGTTCTCGAATATTGCCGTCTTCATTGCCTCGAGAGAGGCAATTCCAAAGAGAGAGACATAAGAGTGTCGCGACAGTCCCGTTTCATGTTTGCTCCGAACGCGATCTAGAATCGTTTGCCACGTATAGGTCTTTCCAACGCCCCACGATCCGGTAATGCACAGCACTTCGGGGGCAGGAGAGCGTAAGAAGCGTTCGATCTCGCGTTTTACTGCTTCAGTGGATGTCAT